TAAACGATTATGGCAACATCAACAACTTATAATAGAGCGTTTTGGAATGTTATGAAAGGAAAAGAAGAAAATAATCAAAATCTAAGCGAGGGCTTTGATAATGCAGGAGCCTATGTCGCACCAGATGAGTTCAGAGAAGGCTTTAACACTGCTTTGGCAAAGGAGAATATATTCCGCAGATTTGCTACTGTTATCAATCTATCTTCTGCAGAAGGTAAAATTCAAGCGGTATCCTCAACGGGTACAGCAGATTGGGTTGAAGACGGGGATCCAATCCCCGAAAGCGCCGATACATTTACACAGTTTCTGGTGAAATCATACAAGCTGGCATCTCTTGTCAAGCTAAACCGCTCATTCGTCACCGATATGAACTTTAATCTTGAAAAATATCTGATGGGTGATTTTGCGAAGCGTTTTGGCAAGGCTGAGGAAAATGCATTACTTAATGGAAATGGCACAACACAGCCTACAGGTATACTTACGGCAGACGCAGATGTAACTACAGCAGACAATAGTACCATCTCTTTTGATGAGATTATCTCTCTGTATTTTTCATTAAAAGCTGAATACCGAAATAACGCTGTGTTTATCATGCACGATAATACAGCTATGCTTCTTAGAACCCTTAAGGATACAAGCGGCAGTTATCTGTGGAATTCTTCAGATAACACCATCTTCGGAAAGCCTGTAGTTACCTCTCCATATATGCCTACAGTATTAGCAGGAGCAAAAAGCATTGTATTTGGAGATTTATCATACTACTGGCTGATTGAGCGTCAACCAATAACAATAAAAAAATTAAGTGAGTTATATGCATTGCAGGGGCAAATTGGATTTTCTGCTTACGAGAGATTGGATGGAAAGCTAATTCAACCGGATGCTCTGAAAATATTACAAATAAAAGCTTAAATAATGGATTAGGCACTGGGTCATCAATTCGGCTCAGTGCCAGTTCCTTCAAAACATCGGACAGGAGGTCACGATATGGAAAACCAAATTAGCAGCCGCACAACCAAATCCGATATCGGAGGTACGGTCTATGTGGTGGAATCACGAATAAGTGATTCAGCAAAGGAAAGTGCATATTCCAAGCTGAAACGACTGATTACAGTCAACGCAAAAAGCCTTTCAAAGTTATCAGATAGTTCATATAAACCCACGGAAATCAACTCGACTTCTTCAAGGTAGTACGGTAATATACATAGTGCTAAACCGCTTGAAGACTGTCGGAAATGGAGGATAAAAATGAATAGACAGTCAACATTTAGCACTATACGTAAATCAACATTAGCATTTGAAGAAGCAAAAATTACTGCTCTGTACTGCAGGCTTTCACGTGATGATGAGCTTGCAGGAGACAGCAACAGTATAGTAAACCAGAAGGCAATTCTAAAGAAATATGCTGAGGACAACGGTTTTCGCAACATCGAATTTTATGTGGATGATGGGGTCAGCGGTACAACTTTTGATAGACCAGACTTTAACCGCATGATTGCTGATGTAGAGTCCGGCAGAATCGGAACGATTATCATCAAGGATATGTCCCGTTTCGGCAGGGATTACCTCAAAGTAGGCTATTACACAGAGATTATGTTTCCTGAAGCAGATGTACGATTCATTGCTATTAACAACGGTATTGATAGTGCAAACCAAGCAGACAGTGACTTTACACCGTTTCTTAACATTATTAAGAACATGCATCATTCGGGAACGTCGTGCTATAAAACTCTCAATACCTGTAAGACGGCATGTTTTCATTGCATATCATATTCCCGGTTGACCTGCCCGACAAAACGATAGAACACTTTCACATCCTGCCTGCGCTTTCCGTCAACGACGGTGCGTTCACCGATTTCAATGTGGTCTATCAGCTCGTCGATGGTTTCCCGATCAAGTTCCTGTAAGTTCAGATATTTGCGTATCATTGCCGCCCAACTCTGAATGTCGGCTTCATCCTGATCGGATTTTTTAACTTCGGACAGAAGCGCGTCAAGGCGTTCCGCTTTGATAAGGCGCTCCTGTTCGTTTTTTGCTATCAGCACCGAGAAGGTGCTTTCGCTGACCGCCCCGCTCACCTTGTCCTCATAGAGCTTTGCGGTCATGCTCTCCAATTCCTGCAAGCGGCGGCGCAGTTTGCCGATGTCCTGACGGGTATTCGCCATGCGCTGTTCGTCATACTGTGCCATCCAGCTTTTGAGTTTCTCCAACACACCGGCCTCATCCAGAGTGACGGCCTCGGCGTCCGCTTTGATTTTAGCCATAACGATCTGCGCCAGCGTTATTTCATAGATACGGTGCCAGGAACAAATACTCCGGCCCGACTGGATATATCTCTCACAGCAGTAGGAAACATAGCGTTTTACGCTGCCGTTTTTACGGCGGTGTGTTTCTGTACTTGCGCCAAGGGGACCTTTGCAGTCTGCGCAGACCAGCTTGCCGGAGAAAAGGCTGCGGGTCGGCTTTCGGTTATTCTCAACGCGGCGCTTCGCAGCCTGATTGATCTTTTGCACGGCCTCCCATTCTTCCGGGGTGACGATTGCCTCGTGGGTTGCCTCGCACCGTATCCACTCGGATTCCGGCTTGTAAATCATCGTACCGTCCTTATAGGAACGGGAGCCGGTATAGTTCATCAGCAGATTTCCAAGGTAGACCTCGCTGTTTAGAAGGTTTTTTACGGCTGTGCAGGTCCAAATTTGAGAATACCGGCATTCGCCGGTTCCGTACAGGCTGTGCCAATACCCACGCGGGGAAAGGATGCCGTCCTGATTGAAAGCGGCGGCAATCTTGCCATAGGCCGCGCCGTCCCGCCGCATGGAAAAGGCCCTGCGCACCACAGCGGCGGCGTATTCGTCGATCACCAGCTTGTGCTTATCATCCTCGCTTTTGCGGTAGCCGTAAGGGGCGTAAGCGGAAAGAAACTGCCCGCTTTTCATTTTGGCGTACCGCACGGACTTGATTTTGTTGCTTAAATCCTTCAAATGGTAGTCGTTCATGAGGCTGCGGAAGTGGAGCATGTCGGTGTTGTCGCCCTCGGTGTCCAGACAGTCCAGCACGGAAACGAAGCGGCACCCAAGGGATGGGAATACAACATCCGTGTACCGGCCCACCTCTACAAAGTCGCGTCCCAGCCGGGACAGGTCTTTGACGAGGATCAGATTGATAACGCCTTTCCGGGCGTCCTCCAGCATCTCCAGAAAACCGGGACGCTGAAAATTGCCGCCGCTGTAACCGTCGTCGGCGTAAGTTTTCACCTCCGTCCATCCGTTCAGCATCACAAATTTGGAGAGGATTTCCCGCTGATTTTCAATACTGGCGGATTCGTCGGCGGGGATGTAGCTTTTCGCTTTCGCGGAGTTGGAAGCGTCATCCACGCTCAGGCGGCAGTAGATGCCGACCTTATACAGCTTTTTCATAACGCTCCCTCTTTTCCTGCGTCAGCGCCTCGTCCACATTCCCGACGTAACGGTAATGCACCTTGATGTCGCAGATGCGAAGGTCGCCCTGCTTTTGGGTTTCGCCCACTTCAATGCGGTCCACCAGTTCAAACAGGATGGTTTCATCCAGCTCCGTGATTTCTGTATAGCGACGGATGATATCTGTCCAGCGGTCCGCGTCCTGCCTGTTCCCACGCTGGGCCCGGACCTTTTGTTCCAGTTCCGGGAGGACAGCAGATTTTTCTGCGCGCTCGGATTCATATTTCTGCATCAGGGTCTGAAACACGGTCTGCGGGATAACGCCTTTGCATTTGTCCTCATAGAGATTCTGCATCAGTTTTTCCAGCTCCGACACGCGGACGGTTGCCGTTTTCAGCTCCTGTTCATAAGAGGACAGGCGGCTGCGGGTTTCCTTGTCCTTCAGACGGGTGATCTGCGCCACAAGCCGGTCCCGGTCGTACTCCGCATACTGCGCTTTTTCCCGGATATCCGCCAATACGAGCTTACTCAGCACATCCTCATAAATCATGTGGATAGTGCAGGCGGTTTTCCCGCTGCGGCTGTAATTGCCGCAGATGAAGGAGTGGAATATCTGCGTATGGCCGTCGCTGTACTTGCGGGTTTCATTGTGGGACCGCATTTTGAAACCGCAGTCGGCGCAGTAGACAAGGCCGGTGAAAATACTTTTTCGGCCTGCGGCGGCGGGAGACTTCCGCACCTTCTTCTGGTCAATGCTGACAACCGTGTCCCACACATCGCGGGGAATGATTGCTTCGTGGGTCTTTTCCACCCGTATCCATTCATCCTCCGGCTTGGTTACAAGCTTGCGGGATTTATAGGAAAGCGTCCCGTGCTTGCCCTGTACCATATTTCCAATATAAACCTCATTTCGGAGAATAACCTGGACTGTGGTATCGGCCCACTGATGGTTGACATTACGCGGGTCGCTTTGCCCTTTGCGCCGATAGTACAGCACTCCGGGCGGCTGAACGCCTGCTTCATTAAGCACAACGGCGATGGCACGGAACCCCATGCCCTGGCAGCGCATGGCGAAAATCCGGCGCACAACCAGCGCGGTTTCCTCGTCGATCACAAGATGATGCTTATCCGCAGGGTCGCGCTTGTAGCCGTAGGCGGGATAGGTTCCCATGAATTTTCCGTCCTCCGCACACGCTTTTTTTACGGCCTTGACCTTCTTGCTGGTATCCCGGCTGTAAAACTCGTTAAATAAGTTCAAAAAACACATAACATCGGTGCTGCCGTTGGTGCTTTCCGTGTCGATGCCGTTGTTCAGCGCAATGAAGCGGCATCCAATGGAAGGAAACAGGTAATCCGTGTATTGCCCAAATTCAATGTAGTTTCTGCCGAAACGCGACAGGTCCTTGACTAAAATCACGTTAATGCGCTTTGCTTTGGCATCCTCAATCAATCGCTGGACACCGGGACGGTCGAAGTTTGTTCCGGAGTATCCGTCGTCGGTATATACATCGATTTCATTCCAGCCGCGCTCACGGACATACCGTTGGAGAAGCAGCTTTTGATTTTCAATGCTGGCGGATTCGCCGTCGCGCTCATCGTCGTTGGACAGTC